CGGGTCTGTTATTACATTACCGTAAATACCTGAAGTATAGCATGACCCGCCTTCGACAGAGAGTCTTTCTGCTATCTGACCCGTAGAATATACCGCCGCTTGAATCGTGATTCCGTATTCGTCAAGACCGCCTACTACGATCTGTTTGTTCCTGTATTCGTCAAGCGAGTTTTCGACTTCAACGTCAAAAAAGTCTTTGAAAGTCCCGGTCGACAATAAAGAATGCGCCGCGTCAGAAATAGTGGAAGAATCCTGTTCAAAATGAAAGACTTTGTCATTGTCTATATACCACTGGAATCCTGAATCTTTCGCAAGTCCGTCAAATACTTCTGCAAGGTTTTTAGTGATGATCTCATATTCATCGTACCATGCGCCTACTTCGACCACCGAAGAAGCCGCCGCCACGCCCTCGTTATATGCCGGATCGTTCAAGACATAGTGCCTTAATCTTTCCGCTATTTCTCCTGCATATTTGTATTCCTGGAATGTATAGATAGTTCGTCTTTTGGCAATAGAGTTATACCCATCGGACGTGACAGTCACAGCTAACGGAGAATCTGCGCTGTTGCCCCCGCCGTCCTGTCTCATAACTGTTCGTTTTATTACCCCGCCAAATATAAGAGCGTCTGAATTGTCATAGACTTTCAGGTCTTGTCCTACAGTCGGATAATAAGTATTTGCTGTCACGTTAAGAGTAAGCTCACATGACCGCCTATGTTCAGACTGTCTTGTGACATTCAATGATCCCTGTTTTAAATATCCTGTTGTAGACGTCCTGTCAATGTCAAGTATCTTTACTTTCATCTCGCTTTACCCACTCCCGCCATCTGCCATCTTCTGTATATCAAGTCTGCCAGTTTCCGTCCGTCATCCATGCCTAAAATATGATTGCCTGTCACGTACACGTTTATGGTCTGTCCTTTAAGGTCACTGTTGGAAGCCACCGCCGCACCTCTTGGCAAGAACACTCGTTCAGGTCCATACTCGCCTACGTCATAAACGTCTGATCTTGGTACAAAGTCCGTACCGCTTGCCCATCCTGCCCCGCCACCGCCGGACTTGGCTTCAGTATCGCCAACTATAGACGTTCCTGAATACTGCTGTAAAAGTCTTAATGCTATCTCCAGTTCGTCAAGTTCGTTCTGGTACTGATTTTTCAAAGAAGCCGGAAGTTCTGTTTTCAACAGGTCTGTAAGAGCGCCTATCCTGACTTTGTAAGATTTCATCAAGGTTGCTGTTACATCTTCGTTGCCGTACTGAGACAGAATGTCGTTTTGGTCTTTAGCAAACTGCTCTATTGCCGCAAGTTCGTCACGCAGTTTTTGAGTAGTCGCAAGAAACATTTCATTCTCATGTTTCTTTTTGGCTTCAAGTTCTTTGTCGAGTTTCTTTTTATATTCCTCTTGGAAATTATCCAGTTCGTCAAGCTGGTTTTCAAGAGACTCTTTGGCGACTTCGTATTTATCTTCTTCGGTTTTCTTTTTGTTATCGTATTCTTCATCAAGCGCTTCCTTTTTATTGTCAGCGTCTTCGTTTATAGTATCAATCTGCTTTTCTATTTCTTCTTTTGCGGCTTCATCCAAAAGTTCGTCAAGTTGTTTCTGATATTCCCTGCGGTTCTTGACGCTCTTCGTGCGAGCGATCTTTTCTTTCAGTAAAGCTATTTCTTCATTCCGGTTCTGTTCATCTATGGCGTCGCTCTGACCTCTTAAAGCCTTTATCTTTGCATCCCGCTCATCATCTATAGCATCTATAGCCGCGTCATGCTCTTCATCGATCATATCCATCTTATCGTCATGAGCGTCTGACAGATCGTCTAACTGGTCATTTATGCTTTTCCTTAAAGCCTTTTCTATGTCTTCTGCTTTGTCAAGTTCTTCCTGATACTGTTCGTCAAGTAAAGACATGAACTTGTCTTTTGATGCAGTCCTTGCATCGAGTTTCGTCTGTAAAGTGTCTATTTCTGCCTGAGTGGTTGCTTTCATGCCGGAGATCATACGTTCCTGAAGATCCTCAAAGTCCCTTGCGAGTTTAGCGTCTGCCGCTCCTGCCGGATTAAAGAATCTGTATACATTGTCTGTTGCTGTCTGTATCCATCCTACAAGAGTCTTTATAGCGTCTATTCCACCGCCGATAAAATTAGAAAATGCGTCTTTGTTTTCTATCATGTAATTTACAAGGTCAGTAAGAGCGGGTAAAAGTTCCTGCATGATCTGCGATTCCATGACCGTGAACGCCTGTTTTAAAGTTGCCATATCATCAGCTAATGAATCTGCGGCCCTAATAACATCCTCGTCTATTGCAAGTCCTAAAGCGTTGAATTTCTTTGTAAGTGCTTCAACACTGTTTTCGCCATCCATCATAAGTGGCGCAAGTTCCTGCGCCGATCTGCCCAACAATTTCATTGCGACAGCATCTCGTTCGGTTTCGTTCCCCATGTTGGAAAGTGCTTTTAAAACTTCCGGAAGGAAATCGTCTATGCTTTTATATGCACCTGTGGCAGTATGAATGTCTACCCCCAGAAGTTCAAATGCTTCGCTTTGCTCGTTCATGGCACCGTTCGCATCATACATAGCCATTTTCAATCTGGCTGTTGCGCTCGTTACAGTCTCAAATGATGCGCCAGTCTGACCCGCAACCCATTTCAACTCTTGCAGAGATTTAATAGACAACCCTGTTTTTCTCGATGTGTCAACAAGAGTATCTCCCAGTTCGACAAACTTTGAAATAGCTCCGGTGATGCCTTTGACAGACAATATAATACCTGTGGCAGCTAAAATCTGTTTGCCCCAGTTCATTACAGTACTTCCCATTTTGGTAAAAGTCTTGTCTGCTCCGCTGGCTTTCTTGTCTATGTTTTCAATATTCTTTAAGGTCGTATCTCCGCCCTTTAAAAATATCGAACCGAACATCTTAAATAGTTCAAACTCTCCTGCCATCACGTCCACCCGTACTTTTCACGCATTTTTTTAACATCTTCGTATATCTCTGCTGCGCTTTTCATTGACTTGACTTTCTTTTTTGTTTTGCCCGAAAAGTCTCGCCATGAAACAAATGTCTCTTTGGTAAAATGCGGATATAAAGCTGTATACTGCATCCACTTGCGTTCTTCCATCTGCCGCTCACGAGCTTTGTTGATGAGCTTCCATCCGTCTCCATAACTCAACTCCATGATATATGACAAGTCATGGTAGTTTGCCGCCAGTAAGTCTATTATATCTATAGGGTCTATACTGCCGGCTTCATAAAATTTGTAACTTCTTTTATGATTACGGTTAGCGGAGATACCAAATCTTTAAGTTCCATGTCTGCTATCGTGTCAACAGAATACCCCGACAGGCTTGACAGAAGTTCGTAAAGTTCTTTTTCCGCTTTATAGATATTGGATAGTATCCCAAAGACAAGATCGACTCCTAATTCTTCCTGTGTCTTGTCTTTGAGATTCACTTCCAGATTCATTTTTGAAACTAATTTTGACAACATAATGATATGCTTTGCTTTCAACTTCACTTCCATTTTTAACCCTCCCAGATTAAGTAGTTGCCATTGTGAAAGACCATTCAGGTACACTTGTCGTTGCTTCAAGGCTGAACGCCGTAAAGACTAATTCCTCAACGACTTCGTTTTTGTCAAGAAACTCCCAGTTGAGGTCTGCCATGTTAAGAGCGTAATTGAGTGTTGCCACGCAAGCGTTACCGCCGTCTGTTTTGCCTGTAAACTTGACCGCCTTGTAATCTCCGTCAGCAATAACCAGATTGCTTGTTATTGTCGTTAAGTTTGATCCCGCCGATGATGTCATTGCCGGATGGAAATCATTGATATTGTCCGGAAGCATTTCAAGCGACCTTATAGTCAGGGTTGTTTCCTCATTGTCGATTGCAACCCTGCCTTTTACCCAGCCACGGTCTCCATCCGCTGCACGTTTCCTGTATTCCCTTGCCATATGGAATACCCCGCCGCCCCTTGTTGCGCCTACGTCTGTCCACGCGCCTGTTGACCCTGCATCTCTGAAACTAAAAACTCCTTCGCCCAGCATCATATCTCTTGGAAAAGCCATTTAGATCACTCCTTTATAAATAAACTCTTACTCTGTATCTCAATTGCCGTCTTGCGAAATTCTCTGCGCCTGTTGGCAAGTTAAGCCTGTTTACCCTGAAACATCTGAAAGTCGGATGCCCCCCGCTGCCGTAATGATAATAGTTCATGCCTGACGGCGTTCCTGCAAAGTTGCCGTCTCCGTCTATCGTGTCAGTCAATGTTTCAATGTCGTCTATCTTGTTCGCATATCCTATGACATTGACCTCGATAATAAAATCTTCCAGCTTCTCGATATCCGATGTAGACGTGTAAGTAAAATATACATACGGTATCTTTGTTGCAGGGTTGACTTCCTCGCCGTTATAGACCCTTGTCGCTAAAGCGCTTAACCTGGTATACACTGCACCGAGAAATTCGTTTGTTTTAGACATTTGTTGCCACCTTTATATTCTTGATTATCTGCGCTATCTTTGCTGTGTTTTGTTCCGCCGCCGGAGTCAAAAACGGCTGCGCCTTTGTTCCTGGATGGTTCACTTTCATTGAAAAGACTCTCCCTGCCGGACCCATCCACGTCAATACGCTTGCAGTTTTCGGAAGTATCAGATGCGGCGGCGTTCCTTTTTCTACATAGATGGCATAATCAACATTAGTGCCTATCTGTACCATTTTTTTGTTTTCGTAAACTTTATGTCCTATGCTTGACCTTAAATTGCCTCCGACCTGACCTTCAAAATATTCTCCGACCGGACATCTTAATTTTGCATCACCCGCAACAAATGTGCCTATCGCATATAAGGCTCTTTTCTCAAATCCTTTGAATTCTTTTTCAAAAACCTTGTAGTTTGACTCGTACATTTCTAACCTCACGTTGACAGATTGTCTGACTGGTTGAACTCTAATATTATTTCCCTGTGATGCTGAATCCTTACTGGATCATCGTTATGCAATACCCTGTAAATTAGATTGTCCGAATCTTTTATCCTGTAACTGTTAAGCACCCACGAACAAGTACTCGAGCATCCTATTACATGTGTTGCCCTGTCTATAAACTGCGCCCCTACGTTCACGTCCTGACCCGACAGATAATCTATCCATCCTTTGATGGTTCCCAAAGAACTCCACCCTGGTGTCCATGCGCCTGTGTTTGACTGTGTGGTTGTCGGTCCTTCGACCGTAAAAGTCTTGTCGTAATAATCAGAGATCATACAAACCTCACATGCCGCCATTTATTAAGTCCTGCCATCAAAGACTTCGGATAACCGTTCAGCGTATCTCTGTTATAGGTCACCGAGTATCTTGACACTGTTTCAGACACTACCGAGTGGTCTTGTTTTGTCAGCTTATAGTTCACCATATCGGCAACAACAAATTTAAGAGCATTAGGATAAAGGACCTTAAATATCGAAACATACACGTCTTTGTCTTCTGTTACCAATGGGTCAAAATACGGTCTTGCCGTTGATGTATACAAGGTAAGTGCTACGGAAGATACCGTTTCAACCTCGAAAAATCCGTCATTATTGTAAGATCCTAAAACATAAACGGTCTGACCGTCTTTAAATTGAGCATACGAAAATCCGTTTGTCGCATCTGAAAGATTGATAGTGTCGGCTGAAGTTGAATTGTGAGTAAACGATATTCCTGAACTTTGCAGATATACTTCATCGTCAACGAAATTGTTATTGCAATACTCCCTTATGTCAGATTCTACTATCGGTATCATCCTGTCTATCAGGTCATCGTTGGTAGTTGTCGTTACCTGCAATATCGCTTTAATCTCTGTCCTTGAGGCTATCATTTATTTACTCCTTACAGTACTTTGTAGACAGTTTCAAACCCGAATGTGACCGCGTCCCCTGTTGTCGGAGAAGTCCATGTTATATCAAGATGATCCGCTGCGTTTAAATAAATATCCCTGTCCGGCTGCCAGTAAACGTCTGTAACTGTCGTCAATGGCTCTGACAATAGTTTGATGTCATACAC